AATCATTGTATCAATGATACGACCCTTGATCTCGATGCCCTCGGCTCTCATCCAACCCGCATCGTAGGTTGCGTTGTGCATAATCACCTTCATCTCAGGTACAGACATCTGTTTCTTTAACCACTTCAGTGCAAACTTAGGGTCCAGGTTGTGTCCGTTCTCATGTCTGATAGGAAAGTATCCTTTGTATTCTCCCGCAGCTACAGCAATGCCTATGATGTGCCCATCTTTTCGCGCCCATCCTGGTCCAAGGTTCTTAATGTTTGGGTCTTTGGTTTCTAAATCCACAGCAACTTCGCTGTAACCAGTGAGATCAGGGAACTCTGGTGGTATGTTCCAGTCAGAGTCAATCATATCCATCTCACCTTTGAATTGGTGATGTAGATCGCTACCAAATAAATTATTCATTTCTTGAGCCTAAGTTTCTTTAGTAGTTTCTTGAACCATTTGCTGTTGCGAATGTCCTGTTCCATTTGTCCTAGCATCTCTGCCAAACGATCTATCTCTCTCATGATCTGATTCCTTTTTCTGCTCGTTCAGAGAACTCTCCTCCCAACGCAGTGTACCCTGCTTTGTCGATCCATGAATCCTGGTGGTCTATAGTTTCCAGTAACCTAGAAGTTTTCAACCAGTCCATCATCAGTACGACATGTTGTTCAGTGACCTCACCATGACTTAGTATAGCACCACGGACAATTATATTCCAACCCTCGGCTATACGACTGTGATTATCAAACGCATCCCCGTAATCCTTGGCTCTCTGTCCACTGATTAATTCCTTGGCGGTGTCTAAGATTTCTGTACGTTTCATAATGTATACCTGTATTTGTTATCGGATTGTAATATGTATAGTCGTCGTCGGGCTCTTGTTATCCCAACATAGAATGCTCGATGCTCGTCTTCTGGAAACAGTGTTTCATAGCATGCCTTAGTGGACGCTGTGTACACCACGCAGTTATCATCTTCTCCACCTTTCATAGCATGGAATGTGGACAACTTAATCCTTGGCGCAGACAGAAGTCCCTCGCCCCTTCGTTCTATAGCCTCGATATAATTTCTCTCAGACGTACTGACCTTCAACACATCATACGCAGAACTCTCTGCTCCACATAACAGACCAAGATCGTTCTGAAGTTGAGCCATACCTATCAAAGCCTCGGGATCTAACGCATCCAGTAGCTTGGACGACGCTCGTTTAAGCTTGGCATCCTTACCTTGTTTAGGCAGAGCAGAGTACAGCTGCCGAATCCGTTCTAAACCCACGGACTTATCCTGACATAGATCGTTCCATGTTAAGATGTTGCCCACCAATTTGTCTGAGATACTGGGATATCCACGGACAGAATACTTAAACCCTGACTTACGAAACCATTTAGCTAGCTCTATTACATAGAAGTTTGTTCGACACATCACTGTCCATGTGCCTTCTTGGAAGGGGATGGAGTCCAGATGATAAGTGTATTCAACCGTGCCCTCCTCTTCACGAGGCTCGAACTCTTTCTCTAAACGGCCACCTATCCTTTCGGATATAACACTAGCCAAACGATGTACTGATCTAGGTATACGATAGGATTGTGTGAGACGCTCGACGTTGTCAGAAGATTTGATAAACAAATCAACATCAACACCCGTCCATCTGTGAACAGCCTGGTCATCATCCCCTGCAATAATTACTCTTCCTGCTTTGGAAGCTATGAACTTAGCCATCTCCCACTGGAGCGGTGTGAAATCCTGGGCTTCGTCTATGAACAGATAGTCTAAGCTCGGTGGATCGCCTACATCAATGTACTTCTCTATCATATCTACGAAGTCATACTTGCCCATTGCAGATTTGTATTCACTTAGTTGTTGGCTTAACTGCAACAGCTTCGGGTAGAACAGTTCTCTGTTTGCCGCATGGTTAAACTCTTCTTCCAGATTAACCATTCTGTATCGAGCTCGATGCTCTAACTGTAGATACTGTGATCCAGATCCTCCGATGGTAGGTAACTGAACACCATCATCGATACTTGTCTTGTCATCCCCCTCAAAGTTAAGACCAAGATCCGATCCAACAACAGCATAATCCTCGGCACTCATAACATCTTGCCGCTGTAATCCCAACCCATTGAACCCAAACGAATGACTGGTTCTCATGTAAGGGAAATCCTTGGGGGTTAGGTTGAACTCAGCACAAGCTCGAGACACCATCTCTTCGATAGCCTTTCGGGTAAACGAGATCACACCAATGCGAGAAGGATGTACCCCAGAATCTAAGGCGCTCTTAATCTCCTGTATCAACCGATAAGTTTTACCGCAACCAGGAGGACCCAGTATAAGTAGAGAGTTATCGATCATAGATCCTTGCCCCTCGGTCTAGAGTTTACCCAGTCCTCGATCTCTGTCAGAACCCAACGGCTTGACGATCTCTTACTGTGTTCGTCTCCTAGAACTATTGGCTGCGGAAAGTCTGTCTTCTGAGCAACCAACTTGTAGATGTAGGACTTGGATACCCCTAGCATCTGAGCTACTTCTCCTACGCGCAGTAGTCTATTAGAATGGGATGTCATTGTTCATCTCCCTTACTGATAATTCTATTTCTTCTTGTTCGAAAGCGGGTATGTGCCAACACCTAATGTTTGTTCTTTTGCCATCAGGCTTGTGTATAGCTTGAACTCCATTATCCCCGCCCATATCACGAATCATCTGGATGAGGTGGCCTCTGTTGTCCACCTTAAATCTTCGATGATGCAGATACTCGATCAACCCTTCAAGCTTAAACTTTGTGGTGCCTCCATCAGTCCATGGCTTATTCATTTCCATCTCCTCGGGAGCCATCGCTCGAATGTGGCTCGTGCAATAAGATTTAAGATGCTCCTTAAACTGTCCCTTGACTGTGGCTTCTTCTGGAACTTCAAGCACAGTAGCGTCTTGCATCAACTGATTAATCATCTGCTGCCACTTCTGGGGTTTAACTGTCGGGGGCATGATGTTCATCTGCTCCATGCATGCTCGTTGCCAAAGCACTTGGTTCTGCAATTGCTCTGTTGAAATCTGTATGCGTGACCCATCAACATCCATGAAGTATACTCTAGGTTCGGATAACATAATAGTTAGTCCGCCAACACTGGGCATGTCAGGAGATTCATTACCTATCCCATGCTTACGACTAGCGCACAGCGTAGGATCACAGTAACTTTTGAAAGGTTCTTCTTTACATTTGTACGCCCAATCCTTCTTGTCCAGGGATTTACCTAGGTTGATTACTTCGTGAGAAGGTAACGGCTCAGTACACAGTGTTCGATTGAACTCTTCTAGCTTGCTCTTCCAGTTATCAGGTTCAGATAACTTAGCGTAGATCCCGCACTGATACATACAAGTATTACGTGGTGTATCGATAGGACCATCCGCAAACAAATGCTCAAGGCAGGGCGGACCATCGGTGAAATACTTACGTTTGCCAGAGAAGCGCAGACCTTCAAGCTCGGACTCTGTTACACGGATCTCTTCGACCGCATCGAGGAACTCGTCTAGTTCTAATGCTTCACACTTAGCATTGAATGCGTAGCGTTGTGGCATCTCAGCATTGAAGTAAGGCATGTTAATAAAGTTACCCACATCTCCACGCTCTGCAATAATAGTATCTTGTTTCGGGAAGATCTCACACCCACTGAACCCTAGAGCTATAGACATCTCAGTCAGGTAGTCTCGGATGTTAGCTGCAGGAACCCAGTCTTTTAAGAATAGATAGAGGTGAGCTCCCCCTGATTTGGATCGGCAGTGCATCAACGGAAGCTTCAGCTTCTGGATCTTTGCCTGTAGTTCGTTATGGTTTAAATCGTAGACGTCAATGTCCAACGCCGCAAACTTACACACATTCTCTTCGTTGATTGGTATTGCACCCACGCCCTGCTTACCATCGATATGGTCCTGGACTAAGTCAACAGTCAGAGGGGATCTTATGATCATGCTCTTGGATTCTGCTTTTCCATTTCGCCCTATGCGTCCGACAGTTGTCGTGCCATGGGCTGATTTTGCTCCGATGAAAACGGAGAGTAGTCGTTCTGCCTGTGTCATGTACTGCTCCTAGTGAAAAAGGGGAACGGAAAAATGCGCCCGCACTCCGTTCCCCAGACTGTTTAAAACGGGATACTGTCATCCTGTTCAACAGATGAAGAGGTTGGCACACTCTCCTCTGCTACAGCCTTCGCATCGCCTGCCGCGACAGAGTCACGGAAAGCTTTTGCCTCGAGCATTAGGTCACGTTCACCAACTAACCCCACCTTCTCAACGGATGGATTGAACCATGAACCCTGGTCATTGCTTTCTTCAACAGTAGTAATCTTCCACTCTGTTGCGAACAATGGAGGCGTAATCATCTGCCCAGTCTTTGGGTGTTTGATCTTCTGCATTGCAATCTGTGTCTTCCACCGACGGCTAACCTTCAACTGCGTTGACTTCATGTCGATCACAGCAGGTTGAAATGATCCTTCGCCATCCAACACCAAGCAATAGTGTTGATCAGATTTAACCAGTTCATTACCAGTCGGTAACAGTTCCTTGGAACCCTGACGTGTCGTCTGTTGTAGAACAGGATTGGTTGGAGATATCTCTCCGCGGAAACCACCGCCCATATCACGAGGTGTAAACTCTAGATACTTTGTTACTTGGTAGCAGGGGATGATAGTGACCCCTTCTTCTCCCTTCCATACCTGACCAGTGACAGTGTTGAACAAATCTCCTTGCTCCGCACCATCGATGTACTCAGGTTTCTTTTTGTTTAGTTGTGGTGACAGAGCCTGTAACGCACGGATGAATGGGATCTGCATCTCATCAGCACCAAACGCGGCACCTTCTCCTGCAAACTCTAGGATATCATCCATCAAGTCTGTGCTTAACTCTGCATTTTTTTTCGTTGCTACTTCATTAGCCATTATGCTTTCCTCTTAATTACTGCGGTGTTAGAAATGAATGCCCCGAATAGATCGAGGTCGATAGGCTTGCCATCAGTGATGCGCTCTTTAACGAACGCCTTTAATGTGGATGGGTGAACGTGGGTCTTGGTCTTGGGATCAAAACCTTTACTCTGTAGCATGCCAACGACATCTCCCGCTACATTGTCTTCGCCCTTACCAAAGGACACAGTGATATCGTTCTTGATGATATCATCTAGGCCATTGGTTCTTAACCATGCAAACGCATCGTCTTTATTAGCGACAGGTATAGAGGCGGCTACGATCATACGACGCTCAACGGACATGCCGTCTACATCTAATCGTTCCACACCCATCTCATCCATTAACGCAGGGATGTTCTCCACAGAGAGCTTATGCTTCTCTTGCTTCAGTGATTTTAAATGTTGCTCCGCATCGTCGATCTGTTGCTCAACGTTACGAAGGCTTCGAACCAGTTGGCTGAGTTGCTTTCCAGTTCCTGTATCGATCTGGCTAACTGCGTCAGCCTCGTCGAATATGTCTTCAAATATATCAGTCATAAGTTTTTTACCTCTTCAGGGTTGCATTATCCGGTAGCCTCGTGCTATCCGTAATGAAGACAATAGTGGAGATATGTGATGGGTGTCAACTACAAATTTAAAATGAAACCATTTAATCATCAAAAAGATGCGTTAGAGTTTGGTTGGGACAGGCCAGAGTTCGGTCTGTTCATGGAGATGGGCACAGGTAAGTCCAAGGTTCTCTTAGATAACATAGGTATGTTGTATCAAGATAGGCAGATTGACTTCGCTTTAGTCCTCGCTCCCAAAGGAGTGTATCGTAACTGGGTTTCAAAAGAAATACCAGAGCATATGTCTGATGATGTGAAACATCGAGTGATTCGTTGGGTGTCAGGTCCCAATAAGAAACAGGCAGAAGAAATGCGCTCGGTCCAGGATGACTTCGATGGCCTGACTATATTTGTTATGAATGTTGAAGCGTTCTCTTCTCTCAAGGGTCAGAAGGCAGGGACCTGGATGGCTCGTGCGCTCGGTCACAACGGATTAATTGCTATTGATGAGTCAACCACGATCAAGAACCACAAAGCCAAGCGCTCTAAAGCTTTAATGAAAATAGCTGCAGGTTTCAAGTACAGAAGACTATTAACTGGATCTCCAGTAACAAAAAGTCCAATGGATATCTATTCACAGTGCGAGTTCCTTAGACCAGGGCTTTTGGGACACGAGTCATACTACTCGTTCCAAGGTCGATATGCCATCGTGCAACGTAGAACCATGGGACACACAGCTTTCCAACAGATTGTTGGGTTCAGAAACCTAGACGAGCTAACCAAAAGGATAGACATGTTCTCCTTTCGAGTACTCAAGAAGGATTGTCTGGATCTACCTGATAAAATATACACCGCTCGATATGTTGGCATGACCAAAGAACAGTTGAATATGTACGAACAGATCCGAAGACATGCCATGGTTCTGCTCGAGAATGGTGAGATGGCTACTGCTCCTGCTGTGATTACGCAGATGCTTCGCCTTCAACAGATTATGTCTGGGCATCTGAAGACAGACGAAGGTGAGATGCTATACTTCCCATCCAAACGAATGGATGCATTGGAAGAGATCATCAACGAACACGATGGTAAAGCAATCATCTGGTCTAGGTTCCGTCATGACATCATAGGTATAACAGAAATGTTGAACAAGAAGTTCGGTGAGGGTTCCGCTGCCGCCTACTTCGGGGACACATCAGACGATGATCGTAATGATATCGTTACAAATTTCCAGAACCCCAATCATCCTCTCAAGTATTTCGTGGGCAATCCTGCGACCGCAGGGTATGGGTTGACTTTGACTGAGGCTAATCTCGTGGTATACTACGCAAACGATTTCAATCTAGAGACGCGCATTCAATCAGAGGATCGTGCTCATCGGATTGGTCAAAAGAATAACGTAACCTACATTGATCTGATCTGTGAAGGTAGTATAGATGA